CCATTGGTATATGCGATTACACTGGACTTCGTTTTAACCATTCAGATTTAGTGCGTCAGCTTGAATGGAGAGGGAGACGTTTGGCATGGACAGGTTTTTATGTAGGAAGACCTTTCGTAGATACACCTAATGCACAATTAAAACCGCCTGTTCTTGTCCCCGATCCCGTTCCTATACAGAATCCTCGCCCCCCTCAATATTTCGGTGAAACCTGGATTCAGATGACTTCTCCGGTTTGGAGATATCAAGGAACCGCTTGGTATCAATGGGGAGCTCTAGAACAGGATCAAGCCGCCCTTGCGTGGCCTGAGAGACAGCAATTATTAGAAGAAATTCATTGGGTGACATCATGACAAATTTAACAAACCTTAACCCATCTGTTTCGTTTGGAGATCTTCTGACGACTACCAACGCAGGGCGCGGCTTAACAGTTGATTTGCAGCCTTTGCAAGATGGGTTTGGAAATGATAGTTCCGTCAGGCTTTCTACTGTCGCTTCCGAATTTTCAAATAGTTTGATTATTCCTCATGGAACCACAGCTGAGCAGCCTGAAGATCCACAAACGGGATCTGTTTACTTTAATACTGAAACTGAGAATTTACAGATTTTTTATAATGATACATGGAATAACCTTTAGGGAGGAAAAAATATGACCATGAATACTATTTCACCAACAAGTTTTACAACCAGTGTTTTGATTGCGGACACATTGCCAAATGATCAATTGTCTTCAATGACCATGGTAGGTGAAGACGTTGTTAGTGCAGCATTAGAAGTTCAATCAACAAAGGGGGCACTTCTCTTAAGCCGTTTAACGACAGCTCAAAGAGATAATGGAAATTTTGTTCCAGATAATGGAATGATTATTTATAACGATACAACAGATAGATTCAATGTTTATCAAGATGGTGCTTGGGACACCCTGAGTATAGGAGGGGGTGATGGAGACGTCACAGGCCCTGATGGTGCTGTAGCCAATAACATTACTGTTTTTGCTGATAATACAGGAAAAGTAATTGCTGATAGCGAAGTAGCTCTACATATAGATTTATCATCACTATTTGTTACAACAGCTGGATATATTGTTGGTGGTGAAAGTAATAATACTTGTTTTGGAGTGGATAATTTCAGGGCTTTAACTGACGGCTCTGGCTTAACAGCTATGGGCTTTTCAGCTCTTAAAAATGCCACTGCTGCGGACAGCTCATCTGCTTTTGGTTATGAAAGCCAATTAACCGCTACCACCGGGTCGGAAAACTGTTCATTTGGAACTAGAACTCTAGCTCTGAATATCATAGGCGGCCAAAGTTGTGCTTTCGGGACGAGATCTCTTCAAGTATCTACTGCTTCACTAAACGCTGCTTTTGGTTTTGAAAGCCAATTATCTGCTACTACAGCAACGGAAAATTGCTCATTTGGGCCTAGAACCTTAGCTTTGAATCTCATAGGCAACCAGAATTCTGCTTTTGGAACAAGATCTCTTCAAGCATGTACTGTTTCAGACAATTCTGCTTTTGGCTTTGAGAGCCAATTAACCGCCACTACAGGAACGGGAAATTGCTCGTTTGGAGCTAGAAGCTTAGCTACGAATGCTGTAGGCAGTCAAAGTTGTGCTTTTGGGCAGAATGCCCTTGAGCTATGTATTGCTTCGGCCAACTCTGCCTTTGGTTTTGACGTATTGAAGAATTGTGTTGGGGGTGGATCTAATACAGCGGTAGGTGCAAATGCCGGGTTAGCAATAACGACTGGTACTCAAAATTGTATTTTTGGCGTGAGCGCTTTAAATGGTTCTGCGGCCGCCGGTCAGAATTGCGCCTTCGGGTACTCCAGCCTTGGCGGGATAGTAGCAGGAGCAAACAACGTAGCTATTGGCAATCTATCAGCAAATAATGAGGGAGCAACCTTTGTTGAGTGTACCTTCCTTGGATCAGACACAGGTTCAAGCAATAACAATCTACAGAATGCTACCTCGATTGGTGCGGGAACACAAATAGAAATTAACAACGCCGTCAACATTGGATCTGACAGCATTGTAGGCATAAATAAGTCTACCCCTGCTTATACATTAGATATTGGATTAGTTGCCAATACGGCTTCCATAAGATTAGCGCAATGCAATGATGCGCCTGTTGCTGCTGGCGGTGCTAATGGCTTCGTCATTTATTGCGCAGCTGACGGTAGCTTAAGGGCGCTCAGTGCAGCTGGCACTGACACTCCACTTGCCGCTGCATAATGAGGGGAGCCAATTATGGCTATTAATAAGGTTTCTCCAGCTACATTTACGACGGGAGTTTTAGTAGGTGATACTGTTGCCACCCCAGGGGGTGGCACAGATTCTATACCAAAAATGACGACCGTAGGAAATCGCGTTGTTAGTGCAGCATTAGAAGTTCAGTCATCCAAGGGAGCGTTTCTTTTGAGTCGTTTGACGACAGCTCAAAGAGATGATGCAAATTTTGTTCCAGATAATGGAATGATTATTTATAACAATTCCACTAATGATCTGAATGCCTATGTGAATGATGATTGGGAAAGAATTGCTTTGGGCCCAGGCGGAGATGTCTTTGGTCCGGGTGATTCTGTAGCTAATAACATTACTATTTTTGCCGATAATACAGGAAAAGTAATTGCTGATAGCGGCATTAGCATTAACGATATGGGTGATGTTAAAGGGCCTAATCTTTCAGTCATAAACCATATTCCTGTTTTTTCAGATCTTACTGGAAAAGCCATTGCCGATAGTGGTGTTGATATCAATCAAGTTCCGGCAGCCTTATTTGCGCGGGGAGAAAGATTATTAGTTAATATCAATCAAATTGGCAATTTGGGGGCTATTCAGTTTGTTAATGATGTTGGTGGTATCTATGTAGATGCCTTATCTCCTGTCCAATTCATTACAAATGATTTTGGACCTGACTCTCAGGTATGTTCACTTTTCACGGGTGAGCTTCCAAGTTCTTCAACAACACCATCTGCTCTTGTTGAGCTGCAATCTACAACAGGAGCCCTTCTTCTTAGCCGTATGACTACTGCTCAGAGGAATGCGTTATCTCCATCGGCTGGAATGGCCTCTAAAAGAGTCGCGTACAATAATGCATCTGGAGCAAAAAATGTTAACCAATTTGTTTGGTTAGTAATGCTAAGGGGTTCTGGCAATTCTAAATAGCAAATCTGAAAAGGATAATTTTGATCTGGAGTTGGCGCTATTAAGTAATTATTGTATCCATAATCTGAATAATAAAGAGGAACCCCTTGTTCGACTTCCGTTGGCCAATAAGAGCGTAAATATTCATAGCTTCTTAGATAAAGCTGTTTTGAAGTATTAAAAGTCTCACCAGTTCCATAGCTAAAACTAACGGTTCTTCTCCATCTTCCAGGCTTTTGCAAGACAGGCAGGCCAGCCGTAAAAACACCATTTACATAGCTTTCGAATCCAATGCTCTTTGATTCTCTCGATAAACGTTGCTCCGCTTGATTTATAAAGTTGGGTATTTGCTCTGTTGTTTCAAAATCAGTTCTATCAAGGTAAGCTAGAACCTGTGTGATAAGAGAGTTATAAGTCATTGCCATTTTCAAAACCCCTTTACGTTGTGTAAAAGCCAGTTAAGAAAATATCGACCAAATAACTTGTTGCGCCGGCTGAAGCGGCAGAAACATTGAAATTAGCACTTCCAATACTTCCAAGAGAATTAGCATCTTGTATACTTATAGAAGTATTAAAGAACCCATTCACGGGCATATTATAAGAAAAAGAAGGAACATAATTATTGTAATTTGGCCCTGAAGTTCCAAAAGAAACAGTTGCAGCCGATACAGGTCCTACAGGTCCGGTTAGCGCAGTTGTAATTATAGAAAAAGAAGTTGCTATAAAACGTTTTCCAGAAGGTACGCCCGAAACAAGTGTTAGACCAGTAGATATTAAGCTTACATTCCTTACAATCAATTGGGTTAAAGCGCTTGTGCTGCCAGAAGATGCTGGTATTTTATATGCCATTTTTTGTTCCTTACCCTGCAAACCAAGTTGAACCACTGCTATAAAACATAAGCAGACCATAGTTTGCGTCTATTGTTATTGAAGATGCCCCATCGATTGTTCCTCCACCTGAAACAACAACACTTATGTTGTTTGTGGCGGCCGCCCCAGATTCGTCCTTAACGTAGTAAACTTGCCCTGTGCTAACTGGATCAGCAATCGCAATAGTACACGAGACCAAAGGAGTATCAGCCACGCTCTTAAGAAGACCCCCGGAGGCTGAAAGAGCGCCTATATTCTGAGAGGCTATAAGGGTAATAGATGGCGCATGCAGTAAAAAAGGTTCCGTATAAAGATTACCAATCTCCAGCTCAAGAGCTCCAATTTCCAGCTCAAGGAGTCCGAATTCTAGTTGAAGAGCTAGAACCTCCTCAATTAATCCTCCCGGACCTTCCACCTCAGTCTGTAGAGTCAAAACGTCGGCAGTTAGTCCACCAACTTCCTCTTGTAAGGTTAAAACATCTGCCTCTAGAAGGTCTACACGACCAGTAAAGGCTGAATCTAAAGAGATTGTATAAGTGCCACTTAGCTCTGATGCATCAATCTCTCCAGGAGAGCCAACGATGGAGCCGCTTGAAGCTGCGGTTATAATTCCACGGGTATTAACTGTTATGTTTGAAAATATATAATTGCCATCTACAACACCGCTTGGGCTGGTTAAACTGATGACACCATCTAAATTAATGTATTGCAGCTGATTACCGGATACATAGAGGGCGCCCCCTTCGGCGGGCTCAGAAGGAGTGCCTAATGAGTTGTCAAAGCCTAAGTCAGCGATGTTAGAAACATTGCTGATATGTACAGCATTAGCGGGAGATGGCTGGTTTATACCAATTCTGCAACCATTGCCAATGTTAATAGCATTAGAAATTGAAATTCTTGAGTTGTAGCCTATAGCGCCTGCATTTGTTAAAGAATTTGCTGTTGCATCGGCAAGAGTGCCAAAATAAATGCTGTTTATATATGAACTTTGAGTAGAGCCGGAGCCAGTACCTATACAGACCGTGTTAGAACCATCTTCGTTGCCAAATAAGGCACTTTCGCCTATGGCAATTAGGTTGGACCCAGAAATATTTGACTGCAAAGCCCCAAAGCCTAGCACAGTACAGTTACTGCCCGTTTCATTAAGCAGCATGGCACCTGAACCTATGGCCGTATTGCCTGAGGCCGTATTGACCTCTAGACTTGCATAGCCCATGGAAGTACAGTTACTTGCACTTACAGAAGTAGATTGGGATTTATAGCCAAAAGCTGAACAGAAATCGCCATCTTGGTTTGCGGAAAGACTCAAAGCTCCGAAAGAAGATAGGCCAGTACCGGTTTCGTTAGAGGTTGAGCTTTCACTACCAAAAGCGGAGTTATTAGAAGGAGTACTTGTCGTTTGAGAGCTTAAGGCATTATAGCCTGCGGCTGTGCAATTACTGGCTGAATCGTTGTCTTGCAAAGCGCCAGCGCCTAGGGCCGTGTTCTTTTCGCCGTCAACATTCTGAGATAAGGCTGTTGCACCTGCGGCCGTATTCAATATGCCGTCAGTATTGTCCCTTAAGGCAGCTGCACCTAGGGCCGTACATGCCGGGGAAAGATTAGCTTTAAGGGCCTCAAAACCTATAGCTACGCAGTCATTTCCATCAACATTGTTCTGAAGGGAAAAGGCGCCTAGCGAAACGTTCTCGCCCACTGTTGATTTATTTTGGGATTGGAAACCAACGGCTACTGCGTTCGAACCAATTTCATTTTCAGCAAAGGCATCCGCACCTATTATTGTGTTTTGCTCGCCAGTACTTATAAGATAGGCAGCACCAGCGCCTAGGGCCGTATTGAAACTTGCAAGGTTATTAGCTAAGCATAATGATCCAACCGCCGTTACACTATCACCTGCAATATTTGCCTTAGCCGCTTGAAAGCCTACCGCAACAAGGCCAGAGGCATTAACAGAGCTCTGCAAAGCCTCAAATCCAACAGCTACGTTGCCATCGGTTAAGTTTTCCTGCAAAGATTTGACGCCTACGCTAACGTTTTGATCCCCAGAAATATTTTCCTGACTTGATTGATTTCCTAGCGAAACGTTATCCGAACCAGAAACTAAGAATAATAAGCTAGAGACGCCT